TTTGACAGGCTTGCGGTCCGGAACCGAATAGACAGCAAAACTATCGCCCTTCTCGTCGACGGCGATTAGAACGTTAGGATTCAACTTGAGCATGACTGTTAGACCATGAGCCAGAGCTAGGAGTTCTGCGCGACTCATCTTAGTAAGGTCCAACAACTTCAACCATTCCTGAAACGTCGAAACTGAAAGAAAAAGGGAAATGAGGCCAGTGAACGCCGTGATTCTTGACTAGGTTTGAGACGTGATTTTCTGGATGCTGTTGGCTACGCCGCCGATTGACCCGCCGTCCATGTGGGTGATAACATAGTTCGAAAGTTCAGTGGGAACCCTGTACAATTCGACTATGGGCTCTTCTTGGAGACCAGCCCAAACCGCGCTAACGCCTTTAGTTCCCACGTAAGCCAATGTCTTCACGCCCGCAGGACAGACAGTGTCCCAATACGGATCTGCGTACCAGTCGAGACCAAGAACCTTCGGAATCTTGCCAGTAGTGAACAAATCAATGAGGGCACTGTAGAATTGCTTGACATCGTAGCTTGTGGTGAATGCGTTCCACATGTTCCCTGGGGAAGTTGCGATGAAATCGCTTTGGAATCCGAGGTTAGCGGCGTTCTTGATTGCCGTGGCAACCTCAGCAAACGTTAGGCTTGTGCCCGAAGCAGCACTCAAGCTTCCGCCTGCAGCTGCCGAGAGCGCTACAGTGACATACTTGAAAATGCCGTTCTTAACGCATGAACCGTGCACGCGTCCCATTTGTTCAACGAAGTTTATAGCTGAAGTGTTGGCAAGGAGGTCGGAGATCTGTGTGACTTTGCCGAAGGCCTTCATGGTGATTGTTCGTTTCGTCAGAGTCGGATCTGCAGCAGAGAGCGCAGAGCCTTCAGTCCACTCATCAAATCCTGGCTGAGTGATGATTTGAGTGTCAACTGTCTTGCCTGAGCCTTTCGGAACTGTTGCAGGCATGCATAGGTCTCTTGCATCGACCCAACTCTTAAGTTCCAGTAGGGCTCGAGACTGGACCATTGTGGGCAGTGCTATGTTGCTAGTGCTCGTGAGCAGCTCCTTGACGGTCATTTGCGATTGATCGCTTTCATAGAAAGTCTGAAGCTTCTCGGTGAGGGTCTTCTTTTTCTGAAGTGTGAAGAGCTCACGCATCGTAAGTTTACCATACAGTCCTAGGTCTTCTTTGTTGACAAGCTTCTCTTCAAGCTTTGCCAAACGCTCGTTGATCCGCTGGTCAATCGACTTCATAAACTCATCTGGATTGAAGTCCATTTTCATTCTCCCTTGTCAGTTCATAACCCACATTTCGCCGCCCAGCTCACCGGGAAGAGTCGGAGGGTTAACCTGCCGCCAACCAAAACTGAAACACTATGGCTTCGATTTCTTGCTAGCTGCTGCAATGACTTCCATGCTTACAAGCCGGAACGCTTCAGATTTACTTGCACCTTCACTGCGGAGCTGATGGAAACGAGCCCAGAAACCTTCCTGCGTCAAAACACATTTGCAAGGCTCGTTCTTGGGCTCTTCCTCTCTCCTTTCGGGTTCAGGCGGTGGTTTCGTCTTTTCTTGGCTTTCCTTCGGTTTCTGCACGAGAAGGCCTGCTAGGTAACTGAGGTATGGGTTTTCTTTCACATTCTTTGCGACGAGATCCACTGCCTCTCCAGGTGTTTTGGCAAGTTCATTCTGAAGGCTGTACGCGACAGTTCTGTTTCTGATTGCTGCGCATATTCTGGCTGCACTATCATCGTCGTAACCGTGGGCCTTCTGATCTGCAATGCATTGATCCCAGGGATAATCCTCTTCAGTATTTTTGGCTAGCCATGCTTCAAGCGCAAGGATGAAAGGTCTTTCAGGATCCTTTTTATCTAGCGCGTTCTGTTCGGCTTGCTGGCCAGAGTTCTCAGGTTTTGACTCCTGTTTTCCTTTTTCGCTCAAATTCGTCACGCCCGTGACTGTGAAGCTTTCAACCAGTTTCTCAATCGGCATAATACGAGTAAGAGGCACTCCTGGAAGCACATCTTTCGTCAACAAAGCAAGACCTGTGAATACGAGCCCTTTACACGTCCAGCCTTCAGGAGTCAGTTCCGTGCCCCTTAGACAATCTGCTTCAATACTGACATGGACAACATCGCCTTTCTCAATCAGTTCAAGAGCCTTAGAGCCCTTCGCGACGCGCAACAAACATTCAACGCAGTTGTCTTCATAGTCAGCATCGTAAACTTGAACTTCAGGGGCCAATTCAGGCGTATGGTTCCAATCAGGTATCTTACCGATTAGGGACCTGGCAGCCCTGAGGAGCTCATCCTCCGTGTAGAGGTTGTTGTTCATGCTGGAAAGCGGGAAGAGAGCTTCGACCTTGAAGTATTTGGCCTGGTCATTTTCCTTGAGAAATTGGATATAGGGCTCGGTCCAACTGAACTTTTCTTGTGGGCTCTGATAAGGTTTGGTGTCATCAAGTCCGAGTTTCTTGAGCCAGGCATAATAGTAACCTTTCGCAGCGTCACATTCCTTGTGGTCTTGGCAGTACCGCCACATGAAGGCCTGATAGATCTTCTCAAAGTCAGGATGTCTAGGCATCTTAAATCCTTCCCATCAACAAAATGAGCAAACATCTGCAGTGAGGATGAACCATCGGATACCAAACCCAATCATTAGGACCCTTCACCAAATACTGAAAAGTCCTTTCAGCATCTTCATCACTCATTATCCGCTTGTCATACTGCAAACATTTCTGACAAGCATCTGGGCTCGTAACATACATGAAGCTGAGGTTGGACTCAGCCAACAGATCCAGAAGCAACGCCGTCTTTGTCAAGATCCTTAGCGAGTTTTTCATACAATTCCAACCGCTTCTTGCTTTCAGCACTCAGATTCGCAGCAGTTCCGGCAGGAACGAACCTGCTGTCAACCATCAGATCCTTGCCGGCGTCCTCAGGATACCCGAGACGTTGACGAGCCCACGCAGGAGACACAATCGCATGTTCAATCTCGCCCTGCAACATCTTGCTCAAAGCTTCTTTATCTTCGCTCTTCAGCGGTCTCCAAGTCATCTTAACAGGACTCTTGGTCTGGACCAGTGAGAAGATGCTGCTCTCATGCGTCCTTTTCAAGACACGCTGATAACCACGGATCTCAGCCTCCAGGATCCTCTCCTGGTACTCGGCTGTAGCCATCGTAGTTGTACCACCAAATCCCAAGGCAGCTTCTGGTACTCCGAGCCCTGCAACAAGATTGTGAGTGAAATGATTCAGCAAAGGCTCAATCGTCTGTCGACCGCCAACACTTGCACTCTGATAAACTTCCTCAATGCCCTCGATCGTCCCGTCGTTGAAGACGTCTTCTCCAGGCTTCCGATTTATGATACCGTTCTTGATCCGGTCAAAAGTTGGTTTGTCGACAGGATTCGCTGCACTTCCAATATTGATGAGCAAGAGAGGATCTGCACGACGCCTAGCAATCCAAGGCAACTTCTCCTCCATAAACAACAATGACTTGATCGTGGGGAGGACGCGGCGAAGAGAGCTGACACCGAAAAGACTCCAAGGCTCGGCATTGAATCTTAACTCAAGAATCTCTTCAGGCTTGTACCTCAGAATCTTTCCAAAATCGGGCTGGTACACGTACTCGGTGAACTGGCCGTCTGCGTTGACTTTCTTGCCCATTCTCATCGGGTTGAGAGCCGAGAGTCTCGTGCCCTGATCTTTCTGAATTCGCCAGTACATGTTCCCGAAAAGAATTGCGTACAGTGAACCATCTCGGATGACGATGTCTGCATGGATCTCGGTGAGAAAATCATTGATACCTGTTATGCTGCCTTTGTCGTTGCTTTCAAGGTCGTACCCCATCTGCCAGATCATGAACTGTTTGATGTCGACAGCGCGACCAACATATGGAATGTAGTAGTACGAGTCTAGGTAGTCTTGAAAGTCACCGAAGTCTTCCGGATACTTGACGCCTGTAATCGTGCCAACGCTGACTTTTGCAGCGAGAGCTGGGTTGACTGTGGCCTCGATCAGTTTGGCTGCCTGAAGTCTCCCTCGGATTCTCGTTTCGGAACTCTGCTGAGGTTGCTCGGAGCTTGCAATAAGATAGGCTCCAAATGCTTTGCCCTCTACGGCAACGAGTCCGTGCAACTTGGGTTTTTCGGCTTCTTTCTTTTTGAAGTGCAGCCAACCCATTATTTCTTGTCTCCGACTATTCCGAAATCAACAAGTCCCATCATGGTAGGATGCTTAACAGCACCATACACCGCAAGAGCCGTAGCCCAGAAAACATCATCATGTGAGCCTTCTGGATGAGCAAACTTGATGTGTCCCGTCTTCAGCAGTTCAAACTTTTCAACATTCAACTCAGCAGTCAGGTCCACGTCATTTATTGTCTTTGCTGGAGAATACGGGATCTTGATCTCGCCGACACGCATTTTCTCCCGCAAAATCGTCGCCATTTCCTCTTTTGTCTGTAGACTGAACATGACGCCGGTGCAATTTGTGATGCCACTCTTGGTCATGTCTTCGACGATGTACTCGCCAACGCCAGTGATGTCTGCATATACGTTGCGGACCATTCGCCACCGATCTTGGAGACTCTTGATGTAGCCGATCACACTTGCATAATCAGTTTTCAGCCGAAACCGGTGCACATGAATCAGCCGCAGACTTTTCTCAATCCTTTCGAGAACCACAATCACACTGAAATCCTGATGTTTCCCGAAGTCCACGCCCACGTAGAATGAGCCCCGAAGAGATTCATGGAACTCTGCGAGCACAAGTTCACTCTCAATGCAGGTCACGATCAGGCTTTGTGATAGCCAACTATCAGCATCTTCCGCGAACTCGCTGTAGAACTCGCGTCTCAAGCGTTCATCTGGCAGTTCGAGACGCATCTCGTCAATGAAGCTCTTCTTAATTAGACGAGACTTGACGACATCATCTGCAGTGACTACGTGTTTGCTGAATTCGGAACTTTGACACATGCGATAGAAAACACTGTCTCTGTTCCAAGGCGTGCTTAAGGCTATCAAGATGCCGTCGGTCGTTGCAAGCATGGGATATAGGACGTTATAGAAGACGAGTTCGTCGTCCTTGAAGAAGTTGGCTTCGTCAGGAATAACCAAGTGTGCTGTGTAGCCCCTGAGGAGTTGAGGAGAGTTGGGCAAGATCACTATTCTGCTGCCGTTCCTGAACCTTATGACCGTCCTTTGCTGGCGATCAATCAAAGCCCTGCGCAGTTGTTCCGGCAATGTTGCGAGAAAATCTTGGACTCGATCGCCCATTATCATGGATTGACGTAGCGACGGACCGACCACAAGCGTCAACGTTTTGGGGTTTGTCAAGGCAAAACCGATTGCCTTCAACGCTATCGTGGTTGTCTTTCCAGCCTGACGGCACCATCTTACTACGATGCGTTTGCTTGGGTCCCTTAGAAGACGTTGCTGATATTCTGTAGGTTCAAATTTGAAGAGAATCCTGGCAAGATCAACTGGATCTTGAGGAATCTCTACTTTCCCCGTTGACCGGAGTTCTTGTCTGAGTATTTCCAACTTTCGCTTTTGCTCTAGCTTCAT